AAATCTAATGTTTCCACACATTTATGATAAAGGTGAGTGTGAAGAGTGGGAGAATGGATTTTGGTTCTGGCAGTATCTAAACAACTTTGATGGAGATTTGAATGACTAACCAACAACGAGCAGAAGAACTTCTAAAAGTTTTCTGGGAAAGTCAGGCACACAATCCTGCTTGGTTGCTCCAAGAAACTCTTCAACATCTTCGTAAGCAACTATCAGGAACCAATAAGATTGATTTTACTGATGAACTGGATGTGATGTTTAATTCTGGATGGGATGAATGTCTCAAAGAGATTGATGCTATTTGTGATGAATTGGAGTTGCTATGACTAACGAACAAATCCTTGAACTTGTAAGATTTCACTTTCAAGAGGGTGGATTGAGAGACGATGGTAGTTGTTCTGAATATTTTGGAACTCCTGAAAATTTTATTGAGTTTGCCCAAGCAATTTATGAAATGGGTAGTGAAAATGGTTGGGAAAAAAACAATCACCAGAATCAAATGAGAAGAGAAGGCAAAGTCTAATAAATAAGACACCAGAACAAATGTTAGAAACCTACATCAAATCTCATATAAGTAAAATGGGATATGAGCCATCTGAAGAAAAGAAACAAATAAAACTACAAGAGTATATAAAGAAAAAGGGGAATTGAGTTGTCAATATTCTACAATCCACGCACAGTCACTGATGGATTAGTTCTGTGTCTTGATGCAGCAAACACAAAGTCTTATCCTGGTTCTGGAACCACTTGGACTGATTTAAGTGGTAATAGTAATACTGGAACTCTTACGAATGGACCTACTTATAGTAGTGCGAATGGTGGATCTTTGGTATTTGATGGTGTTGATGATTTTATAAATTGTGGTTCTGGGATAGCATTGTCTGGAAGTTGGACTATTTCTGCATTTTTTAGATCCTCTGTATCTTCTACAACACAAATTATTATTGCTAGAACTGGAGATGCCAGCACTTCATTTGCGCAGAACTATGCTCTCTATAGACAAAGTAACAACAAATTTAGATGTGGAACAAGTGCCGATAGTTATAAAGTTGCTGAAAGTGCAACTACAGTGACAACCAATACTTGGTATTATGTGACTGGATTATATAATTCAACATCAAAAATTATATCAATTTATATAAATGGAAATCTTGAAGGTTCTTCAACTGCATTAGTAGGTAATCCACCAACAGCAGGAGCACTATATGTAACGTTAGGTGCTGGTGATGGACTTACTGCTGCTAATAGGTTGACTGGAAATATAGCACAAGCATCAATATACAACAGAGCCCTCACAGCAGCAGAAATCCAACAAAACTTCAACGCACTACGTTCAAGGTTCTCAATCTAAATACCTAAAAACAGAGAGTAAGATGGGAGTTTTTTCTGGACCTACAAATAGTTGGATTAACTTATCAACAAGCAACTCATTAAATGGTTTGGTTAAAAATGGATTAATTCTTGCTCTCGATGCTGGAAGAACTTTGAGTTATCCTGGTTCTGGAACTACTTGGACTGATTTAAGTGGTAATGGCACAAATGCAACTCTTGTGAATGGACCGACTTATGAAACTACAAATGGGGGATATATTAACTTTGATGGTACTAATGATTATGCTTCATCAGCAATAAGTCTCTTAAGTTCTTCTATGACAGTTGAAATAACTTTTAGAATAAATGCTTTTGGTAGTTTTAAGGATGTTGCTGTATTAGATGATGGAACTAATGAACTTTTGTTTGAACTTGGTGGGTTCAATACAATTCCAAATACTAATGGTTATTTGAGATATTATGCAACTTATGCTGGTGGTGTTGGTGATATTACTAATAGTTTAGCATCTTCCTCGCAATATATTCTTGATTCTAGAATACATACTTCTGTTTTGACAGTTGGTTCTTCTTTGGCAACTTCATATTTTGACGGTGTTCTTCAAGGAAGTGGTTCTGTTACTGAAAATAAAACTTTTACAAGATTTGTATTGGCAAATGATTTATTGAGGTCATCAAGAGCTTGTAATTGTAGGATATACCAAGTAAAAATATATAACAGAGCACTCACAGAAGCAGAAGTCCAACAAAACTTCAACGCACTTAGAGGTCGTTACGGTATCTAAATAACAATAAAAACTATGTTCGAAACCAGAGAATATCTTATCATTCCAACCACAGAAGTATCCAAAGTTGACTTCACCCAAGTCTGTGAAACTTCTGCAGAAACTCTACGCAAGTCTGTAGATGAAACGAAGACTTTTGTGAAGTGGGACGGAGAAGCACCTGCATTTGTTGCTGATATTGTAGGTGCTGAAGGTCCTTATACACATTCAGAAATCTTAGAGATATTGAGTAGTGCTGAATGGACTGCACCTATGGAACCTGTGTTAGTTCGTGCAAGAGATGAAGATGGAAGATTTATTGCCGATGATCCTTCAACACCTGATGTGAATGAAGCGTGGACAACACCATAAGGAGATTATAAATGGGGTTAGCGCACTCACCATCTTTAGTAATGAATGGGTTGGTCTTATGTCTTGATGCTGGAAATACAAAGTCTTATCCTGGTTCTGGTACTACTTGGACTGACTTAACTGGTAGAGGTAATAATGGAACCCTAACAAATGGTCCTACTTATAGTAGTGCTAATGGGGGGAGTTTAGTATTTGATGGAACTAATGATTATGTTACTTCTTCATTTGCTACAACATCAGGTCAGGCAGTCACTTATACTGGTTGGTTATATTCCACAGAAACGACAGCAACATATAGAAATTTTGTAGATAGTGTAACTGCAAGACCTATGATATGGTGGAATACTTTAGGGCAAATAGAGTTTGATGCTGCATTTTATACAACAACAACAGTCTATAGAAATCAATGGGTTTATGTTGCATTATCTAAACCTTCTGGGTCTTCTTCTGCATCATATTATGTAAATGGAGTTCTTGTTGGAAGTGGAACTGCATATACTACACCAGCAGTAACACCAACTTGGTTCAATAGGGCAGCAGCACAAACTTGGAAAGGAAATTGTTCCAATGTGCAAGCATATAACAGAGCACTCACAGCATCAGAAATCCAACAAAACTTCAATGCACTTAGAGGGAGGTATGGAATTTGACCACTGACTGTGCTATAATGCACTCAAATGAAAAACTCTGATTGTAGGTAAATTGCTGATTATGAAAAATGACTGATGAACACTATGGATGGGTTATCAACACTCGATATGACTGGATCAATATGTTGACCAAAATGAAAGAAGGTAATCCACAACGATTTGATGAGTTTCAGTATTCGCAACAGACAATTTATCATTACCTAGATTGTATTCAACATGAGCAACACCTTTACGACTGATGAAATTTGAAGATTGGTTTGAAGAGATGGAAGGATATTCATTTCGTTCCGAAAGGTTCTGTGATGACTTTGATTTTGCATCAAAAACAAATGATTATCAAGTAATCATCAAATGGTTGCAGGCGGCATATGAAGTGGGATATAATGATGGACAACGACTTTATGGAGGAACAGAATGAACTTTACACCTGAACAATACAAACTCATCTACAACTCTGTTCGTCGGTATCAGATTGAGAAGACCATTCTGAATAGTGATGAGTATCAACAGTGCAATGAGATACTTGACGAACTCTTTGATACCGTGTATACTCAACGTGTTGAGCAACCGACCTAAACATCATGGGACGACCAAAGAAAAGTGAGCAGGTAGTCTCTCAAAATAGAGAAGAAGATTTTCCTTTTGATCAGTTTCCTTGGAAACTTGTTCATAAAGATGGAAAAGATGGGAAAGAAGTTCGTAAGTGTTATTTTCAATCAGAAGAGCACCGTCAAAAGCACATTGACCGCTACAACCTTAAAAAGAAAGACATTCAACTGAGTTATAAGTATGACTAAACGAGCGTTGATTACTGGTGGTGCTGGATTCATTGCCCACCATTTAATTGGTGAAATTCTCAAAAATACTGATTGGGAAGTCATTACTCTTGATAGGTTGGATTATAGTGGAAATCTAAATCGTCTTCATGATTTGATGCTTTCGTTTGACCCTGAAGTGCGGAAACGAGTAAAGATTGTTCATCATGATTTGAAGGCAGAATTGAATCCTTTGGTGAGAAGTGAGATTGGAAATGTAGATTATATTCTCCATCTTGCTGCTGGGTCACATGTTGACCGCAGTATTCAATATCCAATGGAGTTTGTGCTTGATAATGTTGTGGCAACCTGTAATATTCTTGAGTTTGCCAGACTTCAGAAAGACAATCTTGAAAGGTTTGTTTACTTCAGCACTGATGAAGTATTTGGACCTGCTCCAAATGGTATCAAATACAAAGAAAACGACCGATACAATTCTACTAACCCTTATAGTGCCACAAAGGCAGGTGGTGAAGAATTAGCAGTGGCATATGAGAATACTTATGGTCTTCCGATCTACATTACTCATACGATGAATGTATTCGGTGAGCGTCAGCATCCCGAAAAGTTTATTCCAATGTGTATCAAGCGCATTCGTGATGGTGAAGTTGTAACAATTCATAGTGACTCCACAAAAACAATTCCTGGGTCACGACACTATATCCATGCTCAGGATGTAGCATCTGCGATTCTGTTTCTTCTGAATTATCCAGGTAGCTTTGAATCTACCTATGGCGGCGCTAAGTGTCCTAAATTCAACATCGTTGGTGCAGAAGAGTTGAATAACCTTGAATTGGCAAATATCATCGCAGAAGCACAAGGCAAAGAATTGAAGTATGAATTAGTAGATTTTCATTCTTCCCGTCCAGGGCACGACTTGCGTTATGCTTTGGATGGTGATAAAATGAAACAACTGGGATGGACTCCTTCTAAATCAGTAAGAGAGCGTATCGCAGAAGTAACACAATGGACACTTAGTAACGAGAGGTGGATTACTCTATGACCGAAAGAACTTTTGTAGACAAGAATGGTAACTCCTGGTCTTGGGAAGAGACTCCCGAAACTATTGAGGCACTGAAACAACTTCATGAAACAATCAAGCAAGTAAATGAGCGAAAAGAAACTAATTGACGACTGCTTTTATATTGAACAAAAAAAGTATGGACTCTGGGACTCAACCGATCTTGAAGGAAATGGACTGGTCACGTCTCTCACTGAAGAGCAATGTATATCAGCGACCCGTTACATTCTCCAGTTCAGGCAAGAAAATAAGTTTGAATCCAAAACTTATGAGAGTGAAGTAGGGGGTAAATTGTGAGTGATACTGACCCAACATCACCTTGGTATGAATTCATTTCATATTGTAGGTGCTGTGAAAGTCTTGGAGTCACTCCATCTCTACAACGTTTTATGGCGTATCGAAGGTATCTAAAATCGGTTGGAATTGTATGAATTGGTTTAGGAAATGGTCTTTTGAAGAAGATGTACCAATGGATGATGTGTATAAGAGACTTTATGAGTTGGAAGCAAAAGTTGAAAGACTTGAAGAAGAAAATGTAGAATTGACTAACGAATTGTATCGTATGGAAAACTCTCTTGATGCTCGTATAGATATTCTTGCCGATCGTTGTAGGATTGATTACGATGTATGAATTAGATGACTTTGAAAAAGCTCTTGCACATTTTGGAACAAGAGTCGATGTTATCATAGCAATGGAAATGGGAGGCAAATTAGATGCTGACTCTGCTTACAAAAATATTAAAATGGAACTCAAAGAACTCAAACGTCTGCGAAAGTCCATCAAAAAAGACAAGGATTTGTGATAAGTGTGGAATTGAAAAACCACTTGACGAAGACCACTACCAGGTTGTAAAATACTTTCGTGATGGATTTTCATACTATTGTCACGAATGCTCCAAACCAAAACCAAAAGATTGATGGAAGATACGCTTAAGATAACACAAAATGAAGATGGGTCTTTCACAATGGACTGGGATCCAAAAGACCCAAAATGGGAATGGTTAAATGGGTTGACAAGCAAAGAGATTTCCATTATAGTACAGCAAGCAATCAAGGACTTTACCGATGGACTTTGACTACAAGAAGTATTCTCTTGAACAACTTGATAACTGGATGCACGATGCTCTGTCTTCGGCAGAAGCATCTCCACAAGAAATCTATGATGTAATTAAGGGTGTTGTAGAAGAACAATATGTTTACTTCAAAGAGCAAGCAAATCGTTGTTCTGAATTGCTTGGTCTATTGAGTGGTGATCGTAAGCATCGCATTCCTGTATATGATGAATTCAGGGGTTCAACTGTAAGTAGTGTTATGCCCCCTTGGGGACATAGTGATATGGAAGCACTTCGATATACTGAAGAAGAACTGAACGCAATGTGCGACAAGGCAGCATCAGATCAAGAAAAAGAACAATGTCGTGAGTATAATCTGCGTGAGGCAGAGTATTATGATAAGAGAGCAAAACTCGATATGAGTTATCAAGAGGCAATTGCTGCAGGTTGGACTATGACCGATGATGGTTTCTGGATTAAAGAAGATAAAGTAAAGAAGTGGGTTCTTCCTGTTGAAGAGGCAAAGGATGTTGATACTGACAAAACAGATTATTTTGTATCTTTTCCTGATGACCTTTTAGAAGCAGCAAACTTGAAAGAAGGTGATCAGGTTGAATGGGTAGATAATGGTGATGGATCTTATACACTTACTAAAGTAACTAAACCACTTGGAATGGAGGAATGTTGATGGCATTATCTGAATCTGTAGAAACAAGTCTGAAAGAAGCAGAACAATCTTTGCGTAATGCTCTGGCATATGCTGCTCGTCAAGAACGTCCCATGGTATGCAGTGTAATTGCTGATATGATTAGTCGTATTGAAACTCTACAAACCACTGATTCTATTCTGGATAAACTTGAGAATCGTAAACCAGGAGATTCTGGATTCTTTGGAACTATGTTTGGAGAATGATGACTGAAAAGCAACCCAATGACTTCGGTAAGGCACTACAAGAATGGTGGGATTCTGATGCTTGTAAACAACTTCAAAAAGAGCATAAAGAAGCAAAAGAAAGGGCAGTAGGAAAGTATTTTATGCTTTCTGAAGAGGATAAACTTGACATGATTCAAGCAATATGTTATATTATGTGTGAAGCAGAAAGTAAAGGCACTTCACATAGAGGTCTTATGAATGCTCTAGGAGTCTATCCTGCAGGATTCTGGATTGACAATCTTATGGATGTGCATAATGCCCTTTGGTCTTATTATCATGACAAGAAAAGAGAACAAGAACTGAAAGATGATCTTGATGCGCTAGATGATTTCATTAAGTAGTGTGGAGCAATTACAAAGAAATTATTAAGTTTCTAGATAGTTATGTTATAAAATGCTAACATTGGGACACATCGCAAGAAACTCATGACTCTCGCAAAAACTGGCACTGAAGTCCTTACTACTGACGAATGGAATGAATTGATTGCTCTTAAAGATGCGATTACTTACGCTCCACAAACAGTTTCGGCACAAAAGATGGAAAAGTTTGCCGAACTTATGGTAAGGTCACTGGAAGGAAAAGGTGACTGCACACCCCGATAAAATAAATATTATCATCACGATACACAACAATGGATAACATCAATCAGCACATTCAGAAGGATGAGGATCTTCTGAGTGACCCAACAATCTCCCCACAAGCACGGAGACATACAGAAGAAGAATTAGAAGCACTAAAAGCATATAAAGTAAATCATCCCGACGATGACTATGATCCAAATGCTTTTGAACTCTATTGCGATGCAAATCCTGACGCATTAGAATGTAGGATTTACGAGGACTGAGGACAGTTTGAGAAGTGTCACATTGGGTCTCCTGGGTTGCTGGGAGACCCTTTATAATGGATACATACACAATCAACTGACAATGAATTACACTCAGGAACAATTGATTGAAGCACTCTACAATGAGTATTCTTTTCTTTGCCACGATGACTTCGATCCAGATGAAGATCTAACTCCTCAAGAATATCTTGAAATGATTGAAACCTTGTCTTATGATGAGTTAGTTTCAGAAACTTGCACTGACGAAGAATACACTCTTGAAGATTTTATGAAGAGGTATGGATATCCAAAATATAATTGATAAACTTTGTTCATATAACTATCACTAGCAACCTATTCAAAGTATGAAGTATCTTCTACCATTGTTACTGCTATTACCATCACCTGGTATAGCACAACAAGTGAACAATTATGCTGTTTGTACTCAGAATCAGGAAGTTTATCAACCTGGTGGTTATGATCGATATGGAAACTATGTTCCTGGTGGAGTGAGTGTTCAAACTTATAATGTGCCATGTAATGGTATGGCAAACCAGTATTATGGTAATGGAGGTGGTTACTACGGTAGAAGGTCAAATCCTAACTGCAATCCCACAAGAACCGTTTTAGGTGCTGTAATGGGTGGCGCAATCGGTCGTGCAGCTGCTATGAATTATCCTAAAAATTATGGTTGGGCAACAGCACTCGGAGCATCTCTTGGTGGACTTGCATTCGCTTGTTAATTATGAAGTATAGTGGTTTTGATCGTTTGATTTTTATTTCGTCCTTCATTTGGTTTCTTCATTGGTCATGCAATCTTCTTTTTGCCATCATGGATATGGTTATCGTAAACGGGTCTGTGAGGATGTTACCTGTTGGTTTCTGAATAAGTTTCTACCACGACATAAGATTGAATTAGAAATACTTCATCGTGGTCTAAAACGCGAATTTGTGCATGGATGGTGTGATTATGTTGGAGAATCTTATCGTCCTCGTCACTTTTTGATTGAACTTGATACTTATATGGATGAAGAGTTGTATATAAAAACTCTTTTGCATGAACTTACTCACTTGAAGCAGTGGGTAGTAGGTTCTCTGCGGATGCGTCGTGGAAAAATGCATTATGATAAAGAACCAGTTGAATTTTATGACTATTGGCATCAACCACACGAAATAGAGGCGCGGGAACAGGAGGAGACGCTATATCTGAAGTATTTGTTTGAGAAGAATGGGTGGACGGATCATCAAGTGTCACAGTTCTTCCCGAACCGCTTGACGCAGGCAGTATAATATGGAGGTAATCAAGGGAACATCTGATGAAACCTATTACATTCACTTCTGGGCAACTGCTGGATCTGATTGCTCTCCTTGAAGAGAAAGAGGATGCTCTTTATGATGAGGAGAACAGGGCACTTTCCATTTACTACATGCAGATGGGAGTGCAGTTCCAACGGATGTATGATCGGTTGCAGAGTCTTCCTGGTGAACAAAGGGTTGCTGAATTGGCAATCCCAGAACTAATGAATTCTTGATGATTTTAAAGATTGAATCATGAAAAAACTACTTCTCATCACATCTCTACTACTGACCTCACCTTCATTTGCACAAGAGACTCAAGCATATCGTCCATTCCGATATGAGACTACTTGTGCGATTGAATCACAAAATCAATTGTTTGAGGATACATGCGTTGTGATTGAGACCCGTGAAAAGAACGGTGCTCTTCGCACTCGCAACATTTTCTCTAACAGATTTTCTCTGACTATCAAAGGGCGATTTGATAAGGAAAAAGGATATATGACCTGGGATAGTCATAATAAGTATGAGTATAAGTGGGAGTACAAACCTGCTGGTACTGGGTGGACTTATGTAATGCCTGGTGTTCTTCTTGAAAATGTATCATGGGACTGAAAACAATGACTGAAACGCAAGTAAATCTAAATGTTCATGAGATTGGTATTCTTCTCTCTGCAATTCAAAATTTAGAAATTGTAGATGAAAGGCACATTGCTCGTGATTATGGAAGTGCCCCTGCACTTTATAACAAACTTTATACACTTTGGGAGAGGATGGATCGATCTCAGGTTGGATTGGTAAACGATGTTGTTCCTTCTTTTTAATTCAAATGAAACTTAGGTACTTGCTAATTGGGGGAATTGGGTTTATTATTGGATGGAACATCTTTTTGATTCAACGCGACTCAAATCTTTTTGAATCATACAATCGTCCAAACTACGAAGCATTGAAATGAACGAATTCTCCCTTGCATACCAAGACTTCACCAAACACTATGTGGAAATCAGTGAAGATCAAATGAAAGTGTATGAAAAAGCAGCAGAACAATATTGGTCTGAGATTGAAAAGAAAGCAGAAAAATTGGAAGTAACTTGTGATTATTATTTGATGGAGTTTATGTGATGGATCAACGAACCAAATTGATCCTAGCACTTCAACAAACTGAAAACATCTATAATCTTCTACAAGATGGAGAGTATGCTGGTTTCTTTGCTTCTCATCTACTGCCTATTAAGTTTGAAATTGAAAGGCAAATCCATTGCTTGACAAACGCAAATCCTTATACTAAAATTTGAGAGTAATTTACACAACACGATGAAGTATCTTTACATTGTTGACTACTGGGTTCCTTTTCCTTCTTCCGAATATGGTGGTCTGATTAATTTGATTGCAGAGTCTGACACTGAAGCATTTCAGATTCTATCAGAAGAGCAATCGTTTGATGATCGTTACACCGATCGTATTATGGAAAGAATTGTTAACGCACAAAAGTTTGCACTTGTTGATGATTACGAGTCGGGGATTCTGGAGGCATTTACCACATGACACAATTGTATCGTATTGAAGAGTTGTTCACTAATGGTTGGGAAGTGATTGATGAGAACGCAAAGAAACTTACTAAAGAGCAATGTGATGAGCGTTTGAATTATTATCTTTCTGCAGGATATAATCCAAACTACATCCGTGCAGTTTTAGATGTTGATTGAATTCTTTCATAAAGCACCCAAAGGTTACTCATATGTATTTGAAGACTTCAAACGCAACATTACTGCAATCTGGATTGTTAATCACTCTCACTTCAACTATTGTGGTAAGTCTGATGTTTTTAGCATTTGGGGATTCTGGAATTCAAAAACAAAAGAATACCATGCCCCAATCAATAGTAAGACCATTGGTGAGTGTGTAAATATTCAAGATACAACACCTTACTCAGCAATGATACCTAAACTCACTCCATTAGAGCAATGTATGTTCCCAAGGTAAATGATTATGTGACCTGGACTAAAGGTGTAGAAGGTTGGGTATACTTCACAGATAAGGAGTATATTACAATTGAAGTTGATGTAAGACCAAAAGACCAAATCAATTATGAAGCATGTAGTCTTCATAAAAATGAGAGATTGTTGGTCTTATGTTATTCAAATCAATGGAAAGAATTAAAGTATATTAAGTCAAGAGAATCGGTTTATGAAACCTAAAAACGCCTGGAGATGGTGGGCAAAGGCGTTAGGAGAAAAAGCATCCAAATGTGATAAAGAGTCTGATAAGATTGCTGTTATTCGCACAGTGATCTTTCTTTCTTATTTGATTACCAATGGGTTTATCATTGCAGGTGTTATGAGACACTGGAATAATTCTAAAGATATTGAAATTTACATTGAAAATCCTTATGAAGTACCAAGTCATTTACATCAAGAACAAAAAGAAGAGCAAGTCCAAACAAATTGCAACTTTCTATAAAATTGAAGATGCTTCCATGTGGGAAAAGCATGTCATTCAACAAGGATGTACTGATGTAGAGATTGTGCCACTATTTTAAGTGTCACACTGAGAAATCATTTGGGTTCCAATTCAGTGTATAATTCATTTGTCATCAAGGAGGTATTCTCTTGGATCCAGCAATGATTGAATTGAATGAAACCAACTATTGTGACCAAAAACCAGTCACAATGGAATTTTCATTTGAAGAGCATGACTTTCTTAACGAAGTTCTGAATCATGCAATTAGTGCGTATGATTTTCTTGGATTTTATGAGATTGATATGCTTCCAGACGATTCAGAAATCAAACGGAAGTATAACATGTTAATGGACATCAAACAATGTTCCCATAATCTTTGGATGCATCGCTTTGGTAATGCTCCTTACGATAACAACTGAATCATGAAGAATCTTCATCAAGATCACTTTGAGGATTTTATTCTCACTGGAGACTTTCGTGCTCTGAATGCAATTGCAAAGGACTTTCACCTATCTACCAAGATGGATGGAAGTCCTGCTGTTGTTTTTGGCAAAAATCCTGCAACAGGTAAGTTCTTTGTATCAACCAAATCTGCATTTAACAAAGTAAAGATCAAACTCTGCCATTCTCATGAAGAAATTGACACGCACTTTGCAGGTGAAGTTGCAGACATTCTTCACGATTGTTTTGATTATCTACCTCGCACAAGTTCTATCTTTCAATGTGATTTTTTGGGGTTTGGTAATTCTGACATTGTTAAACCTAATACCATTTCGTATCTCTTTCCAGAGGTAGTCACACAGAATATTATTGTTTCTGTTCACACGCAATGGGCAACAGAGAATGAGTTAAAAGATGCTTATGTAGTGGGCCCAGCGCCTCAATTTGAGTCTGATGATGATGTTTATTTTGTAGATAATTCTGCTTATCAAAGTATTGATTGTGAAGACTTTGTAGATGTAATTGGTTTCATCAAACAGATGGCAACCACAGTTACTTTTGCAACTGAAAAAGAAGTAAAAGAAATTAAAAAGCAAATTAATGCATGTATTTGGGAAGATCGTGAGATTGTACCTGAAGAGTTTGATAATCCTTCTCTAATTTCTCTTTGGAAGGTTGCAGAAAGTATTAAACTTGATTTTCTACACTTTTGTCGATCTACCAATGCTCCAAAATCTTATCTGTATGGAGAAGAAATCAATCATGAAGGATTTGTTCTGCAAAATGACGAAGTGATTGTGAAGTTTGTGGATCGTAGAGTATTCTCTCATGCGAATTTTCTAAATAACAATAAAAAATGAAAACCTTCTCACAATTCATTTCTGAAAGTGGTGGGTCGCCGTATCAACCTTATAAACCCAAACCACAACCAGAACCATCTGCACCACCTGCAGGATGGAAAGAGAAGTATCTTGATCCACTGAAGAAGAAGTCACCAAAGTTGGCAGAAGACGCTGGTAGTGGATACTCAGATGATTATGAGAATGAAAGAGTTGAAAGAAGAAAAAGAACGCCAATTCAAAAGAGACAAGACAGAGATCTTGCAAAGTTAAGTTATATGTTAAATCTTGATCGTCGTGGAAGATAAGAGGGACACCTAAAGAACTGTCACAAGACCCCTCCTCCTGCCCCCACAACCCCCTTATAATGTAGAGGTAGTCACACAGACCTCATGACCTCCAATCCTTACGCACAGCACCTGCTTCAGAAGGGTTACACTGAAGCAGAGACTCGCACTCCATCCAAATCAAAGCGCACTTTCCCTTGTACCATTGGTGCTCGTACTTTTCACACTGAAGAACAGTATCAAGAAGCACTTGCCGATTTCCTGAATGGGTACTAAGATGATGACTGGAATCCTGGTTCTCATCGCCTATTCACTAGGAGCACTTCAAATTATTCTACTTCATTGAATTGTCAAATGAATACTGATCGTCAGCAACAACACTCATGAAAACTTCTACTGCCGTCACTGCTATTTTTGCTGTTATTGTTCTTGCTACTGTTGGACTTCTCTTTCAGGCATGGATTCTTGGAATTATTCTGTCTTGGTTTAGTGTCTCACTGACATTCTGGCAGAATCTTCTAATTGTTCTGCTTGCTAACATGATTACTTACAACTCTGGAGGTTCTTCTAAATGAAACCAATTTTTGCTATTGTAGGTGGTGTGGTTGGGTTTGGTGCTTTCATCTGGGGAGTTGCCTACCACGACCTTCTCTTCACAGCATTCTTTGCACCGAAGTTTGAGAATGTTCGCAGGAACACCTTTGAGCAATCAAAGTCTTTCCGAACTGGTGCCGTGCAGGAACTGCAGAATATGCAATTAGAGTATATTAAGGCAGATCCAGCACATAAAGCAGCACTGGCAGATGTAATTCGTCACCGTGCTGCAGAAGTTCCTGCGGATGCAATGCCAACTGAACTTCAATCTTTTATCTCTAATCTTCCTCAGT